ACGTAAAAGACTTTAGAAAGTCTAAGGCTCCACAGTTTAAAGGTAAGTCTAAAGAAAAAAGACATAAGATGGCTATTGCCGCTTATCTCGATAAACGCGATAGTCAAGACGAAGCCAAATTAGCTGGTAATAATCTAAAACTCTTTTCTCAGTTAAATAGAGATAAAAAGGTAGATGAGTTGTCTATGAAACTAAAGACCAAGGCTAAATTCGCTCGAGCCGTAAGAGGTCCAAGTAAAAAGGCAAGGCCTGATATATTCAGAACTACTGGAAAGAGAGCAAAAGAAATAGCTAAAAAAGCTGATATACTCGTAACTATGAAAAGAGCTAAAGAAAGAGACGAGAGAAGAAAACGTCTAGGTCTGAAACCAGTAGGAGAATCCTCATCTTTTGCTGTAGATATTAAAGGCCTTCCAACTATGTACATGGACGGAATGACTTCCAATGAAATAAAACAAAAGTTGCGTAAGATTATCAAACAGCCTTCTATGATACAAGCCGTTGATAGAATACAAAAGTCTAAAGTTAAAAAGATCTTTAGAGACAAAGGTCAAGGAAGAGAACAGATAGATGCTAATTATAAGTATGACTATGGCTCTCCAGAATCTGTTAGACTTATGAAAAAAATTACTCCGGGTGAAGGAGTTAAGGAAGGTGTAAGAGGAAAAACAGACGCGCCAAAAGGACCAGAGTCTTATGAGGCGCAGTATAAAAGAAGATTAGTTAAAACTACAGATCCTGAACATAAAGAAAAAGGTTATAAGTACAGAATTAAAGGTAAGAAGAATAGTTCACTTACTAAAAAGTTGTATAAGTCTAAACCTGATCAGGCTGAGTTTAACAAACAGATGAGAAGGATTGCAGGTCATGAGTTTGGATAAATTTAAAACTTTTAGAGAAGAATGTATAGATGACGATTGCGAATGTTTTGATCTCTACGAAGATTTAGAGTTAGAAGAAGCCGAGTATAAAGGCAGAAAAGTAACTCTTAATAATCCATCTCGATCTAATGATGGAAAGAAAAAATTTTACGTGTATGTAAAAAATGACAAGGGTAATATTATTAAGTTAGGATTTGGCGATCCAAATATGGAGATAAAAAGAGACGACCCAGCAAGAAGAAAGTCTTTTAGAGCTAGGCATAACTGTGATAACCCAGGTCCAAAATATAAAGCAAGATATTGGTCTTGTTATCAGTGGAGAGCAGGAGCAAAGGTAGATAATTAATGGCGACAAAAGTGAATGAAAACACAGAATTGTCTATGCCAATTCGTAATTTAATAGCAATGGTAGTTGGCGCGGCAATCGGTACATGGGCATACTTTGGTATCATAGAAAGATTAAATAATTTAGAAAATAAGTTTCAAATTCAAGATGCTGACGTTGGTATGAATACAGAGTTTAGAATCAAATGGCCAAGAGGAGAAATGGGCTCCTTACCAGCTGATTCAGAACAGTTTATGTTGATTGAACATTTATCTGGAGAGCTAGAAAAATTAGCAAGTCAGATAGAAGATGGACAAGCTCCATATGATCAACAACAACAATTGACATTGAACTTTTATAAAGACAGAATTGAAGCTTTAGAGAATGAGATTAAATCTATTCGTAAGGACATGATGGACATGATCCACGATATGAACGGGATAAAAAAGCACAATGGTCATTAAAACGATGACACTCTTACTTTATTTAGGTGGCGGTATTATAGAACATACTGGGCCTATGTCTATGTCAGAGTGTCTTAAAATGAAAAGAACTATAGAAAGACACGGTTGGAAAGACAGAAAAGATACGAGATATTCTTGTGAAAAGAAACAAGTTGAAGTTGCTGTAGGTCCAGACGGAAAAGAATTTATTGTAAGGATTGTCGAGTAATATGCCAACTAGATTCAGAAGTGTTGCAATACACGAGCCAACTATAAAAGGAACTTCTATTGGAAGAAAGCCGATTAAGTCGACTATGAATAAAAACAAAAGACGTTCTTTTAAGAAATATAGAGGACAAGGAAAATAATGGCTGAAACTACAGAAACTAGACTGGATAGAATAGAAGAAAAGATAGACAAGTTAGCTGACGCTATGATCAGTTTAGCTCGTGCAGAGGAGAAAATTATAGCATTGCAAGACGATCACGAGAATATGAGAGAGCGATTGAATAAGCTGTCAGTTAAACTCGATGATATACAAAGAACTGTTGATGATAATTCAAGAACAGTGAGACTTATAAATAAGATTGGAATGGCAGTCATAGTGGCTGCTGTCGGCGCGTACGTTGCGCATATGTGGATGTAAAAGGAGAATCAAATGGAAGAAGGTTTTAAATACCATATACCAGAAGAGATTCCAGCAAATGAAAGAACCGCCTTTCATGGCGCAGCGGCAGCAGCGGCTAAAAGCGGAAAAAAGAAATTCAGCTTTGGTGGAAAAACTCATCCGGTCACTATGAAAAAAGATACGGCAAATGCCATAACGTCTATGAAACATCATAACAAAGACGATAAAGATAAAATGAAGAAAGAGAGTACAATGACTTTTAGAGAAAAACTAATTGCCGTACTCGAAGGCGATAGAAAAGCTCATTATAAGAGTGCTACTCCGCCAGAGGAATATGACGAACTGTCGAAATCATCTAAAGGTGCTATGGACATGATGAAGAATCGTACAGACGCAGTTACGATTGATGGTAATAAAGCGGCAGAAGTTACGGCAAAGAACGCAGCAGCTAAAGTGCCTGCAAAAAAGATGAGAAGTAATGATAATAATAAGGGAGACATGAAAATTATCCCTAGTGCCACTCCTATGAAAGGCATGAAAAAGACAATGGAAGCTTACATGAGTATGAAAGGAAAAACTGATGGCGAAGATACAACCTCCTAAGTGGGCACCAGGCGCTCATCCAACTCCACAAGGTTGGAAGAACGTTAGTACAGGCGAACTGTTAATTTCTCAACCGATTTCTCAACAGCAAATCGACGAGTATTTTGAAGTTCCAAAGCCAAAGAAGAAAAAAGTTAAAGTTCTTAGAGAGGCTCCTGTAACTGCAGAAGAGGCTGAAGCTGAGCTTATGCAAGATCATAGTGTTCTTACTGAAGACGATGGTCTACCAAGCGACGTGGAGCGAAACTAATTCTAAATCTTAATATATACTTTTATGTTAAGATTTAAAGAATTAAATGAGAAGAATCTCTTTCTCTATGCAGCTAAGCATTATAGAAATCCTAGATTTGCTGATGCTGATGAGTTTTATGAAGACCTTAAGAGATTCAAATATATTAAGAGATTATTGAATAGGTATATCGAGTCAGATGAATTACCAGAAAGACTTGTATTAAACCATTTAATAGTAGTGTTTAACGTATTTGGAATTGAAGCTGCTTTAAATATATTAGAATTTAAGTTAGAGGACAAACACTGGCCGATTATAAAACCGTTCTTAATATTTTTAAAGTACATTAAGAACGAAGAATATACTGGAATACCAATGGACCCTAACGTTGTAGAGATTTTAAGGAAGATATAATGGGTATCGTAAAAAGAGCAGCAGATATAGCATACACTTTCAGATTCATACGAATGCTCGTTTTGGATTGGAAAGACTGGGATGCTTATAAGTTAGGTATCATAGACGAGAATGGAAAGAGAATAAAATCAGTGAAATTAGATAATGACGAAAAAAAGTCTGCATATACTCCTTTTATTAGGTTGTCTGCTAACGTTAAGCGGTTGTTATCCAAAATTCCGGGTGGGGGTAGTAAGCTTGGAAGTTTTGCTGCAGGACTCTTTTTAATAAAAGAAAAATATGGATTTACTGATAAGAACATAAAAGACATTTGCGAAAAGGTAAATGTCGACGTACTCGACTTCTTAAATGAAAGTAACGAATGGTTTATGCTAGAAGATAAACAAATATCTCCTGGGATATACAAAGTGTACAATCCTAAGTTACTTAACAGCACGTGTGATGAACTAGTTTGGCCTAAAGATGAGATTAGAATAGAAGAAGAATGTTTTCCTATTGGCGACATATTTGGCGTAGACATTTATGAAGCCGTACATATGAAAACACAACAAAGAATTTATATTGCTTTGAGCGAGATATATAAATGAAGATATTCGCAGCAGTTAGATGTCCGCCAGGGTATAAGTACGATGAAAAATCTAAATCATGCGTACCAAAGAGTTATTCCAGAGTAGCTAGGATAGGATATCCTCATTATGGCTTTGGTGGTGGTAAGTCGTCATCACAAAAGAATGGTAATGGTTCTAATGGTAATGGAAATGGAAATGGTAATGGTAACGGCGGTAATGGCAATGGTGGAAACGGTAATGGTGGAAATGGAAACGGCGGCGGAAACGGTGGCGGCAATGGCGGTGGAAACGGTGGAGGCCAATGAGAGTCGCAGGTAGACAAAAAGGAGCTAAAATAAAACCATATACGCATGTGGTTGTAAATCCTAATGCACCGAAATCAAGATACACTTTTAGCATGCACAGTTCAGAAGCAGGAGCAAAGAAAGCAGCTAAAAAATATTCACCATTAGTAGGCGATGACTTAAAAGTCGTTAAACAATCTGGTAGAAGTCCAAGTACCGACATGTTTGAAGCTACAAAAAGAATACCAAGAAAAAAAGGACAGCCTGCCGGATCTGATAAACACAGTGATCTATACACTGATGAAAACCCGAAAGGAACAATACATGGTCTTAAGTTTGCTACAGTCGAAGACGCGAAAGCGTCGGTCGCGAAAATTAAAAACTCAGGAAAAAAACACGCCCACAAAATTCAAGCTGCCATCGCCATGGAACAAAGAGCTAGAGTTATGGGAAAGACCGGACCTGCCGCGGTTTATAGAAAGTTCATAAACCAAATGAAGAAGAAGACAAAACAAATGCAAAAAGAAGACATACAAGAGAGCAGACCAGGGTTGTGGGATAACATCCGCAAACGTAGAGCGTCTGGAAAACGTATGAGGAAGAAAGGTGAAAAAGGAGCTCCATCACCAGAAGCAATGGCAAGAGCCAGCGCCGCTAGTGAAGAGATGACTACTACCGCTTCTATACCGAATCCAATAGACACATCTATGGGACCTAGATTTACGACAACTAATGTTATGGATAGAAGGAAAAAGAAAAAACCTGCGCTACTTAAAAGGTTTTCTCAATATATTTCAAAATGATTCGTATATACATAGCCCTGGCAGTATTCGCTATTATAGGTAGCTTGGCTTATGGCGCCAAGTACTATTATGACACTACTCAAAATAAGATAGCGGTATTAACTAAAAACAATGCTACCCTAAAAGTGGCAGTGGATACTGCAGAATCAAGTTTGAAACTCGCAAAAGAAGAACAACAAAAGATGAGCGAGCTTAATAATAAACTACAAGGTGATCTTCAAAAAGCAGAAAAATATGGAGATAGTTTAAGAAGTAAACTGGCTCAACTTAATCTAGTAAAAGACGCATTGACAGATGCTAAAAATTTAGAAGGAAGAATGAATGGCGCAACAGCCAAGATATGGCGAGAGATTATGGGTGATACTGGTGGCGATTCTAGCCGGCCTAATCCTAACTGGTTGCAGCGGTCTGAGACAGCCGACGGAAATAAAGACGGTGACAAAGATCGAAAAGATAACGATACCAGTAGTAGCGAGACCGAAACCAGTTCAACTCAATGACGTAAGAGTCTACGTCGTTAACGCTGACATATATGAAGAATTTGTAAAAGAGTTTACTGAAGAAAACGGTGAGCTTGCTTTTGTCGCCTTGTCAATGAAAGATTATGAGAACTTAGCTTTAAACGTAGCTGAAATGAGAAGATATATAAATCAACAGAAACAAATTATAGTTTACTACGAAAAAGCTGTAACAGAGGAGAAAAAGAATGATGGACCTAACAATTAGTCTGGCCACTCAATTTTGGCCAATGACTATTTTTATTATTCTGGTACTTATCGGCTTTATCATTAACTTGTTTGATAGAAGAATGGCAGACTACAGAGTCAACTTTAAGTATAAAGAGATGCCACAAATGAAACCAATTCCTATTCCAACTAAAGGAAAAGGCTTTTGGAAAGCTATATTCCTATGGGTCTTTGGAACGAGACATTGGATCGTAGCCAAAGATTTTATCTATTCAATGCATGGTCAACAATATGTAATTCCAAAAGGATTTCAATTCGATGGAGCAAGTGTGCCGAAGTTTTTAGCTCAGTTCTTGTCTCCTGTTGGTGTATTACTTATAGGTGGACTAATACACGACTATGGTTATAAGTACGAAACTTTACTGCTAAAAAGCAATAGAACTATTGGGAAAAAATCTCAAAAGTGGATGGATCAAACTTTTAGAGATATAAACATAGAGGTCAATGGTTTCTTTCTTTTGAATCAACTAGCTTACTGGGCGTTAAGACTTGGTGGTTGGGTCGCTTGGAATAAACATCGAAAGATCGGTGCTCAGGTACCAGGGCTAGACTAATGTATGAATATAGATGTAAATTAGTTAAAGTGATCGATGGAGACACGATAGATGTTGATATCGATTTAGGATTTGGAGTTTGGTTAAAAAAAGAAAGAGTTAGATTAGTCGGCATTGATACACCAGAATCTAGGACTCGAGATCTAGAGGAAAAAAAGTATGGATTAGCTGCTAAAGAATTTCTTATCAAATGGACTGGAGCTGGAGAACTTAGGCTCAAGACTCAAAAAGACAAGACCGGAAAATTTGGTAGAATACTAGGAGAACTGTGGACGTTTGATACCAACATTAATCAAAAGATGATTGAAGAACATCATGCAGTTGCTTATGAAGGACAATCTAAAGAAGAGATTGCAGAACAACATTTAGCTAATAGAGAAAGGGTAAAATTATGAAAGTAGGCGATCAACTTATTCACGCAGCTAAAAAACAAGCTGAAGGTCAGCTTGAAGTTCACAGAGCAAATATTGAAGTATATAAAACAATGCCAGCAGGTATTGGTGAACATTCCGACGTTACTGAGGCAGTCATATCTGAACTCGATAAGATGGCCGCAGCTTACGATCGAATAGAAATGATAGAGAAATATTTTTCTTTAAAAGAATAAAAAACTTTACAAATGCAATAAAAAAGGGGTTTACAAAGATCCCTTTTTAATATATAATAGTTACAATACAAAAAAATCAGAAAAGGTAAAAGCCATGCAACAATTTGTTGACACAAGAGAGTTTTTGTCTCAGACTAAGTTTTATGACGGCTATTCAAGATTCAAAGAATCAGATAATAGGTACGAAACTTGGGATGAGGCTGTAGACCGTGTTATTGACATGCACGATGAAAACTACAAAAATTTAGATAATGAATTAACCCCGTTTTTAGAAGAAGCGAGAACCGCTTATAAAGAGCAAAGAGTACTGGGAGCACAGCGTGCTCTTCAGTTCGGTGGCGATCAATTGATGAAGCATCAAATGAGAATGTACAATTGTACGTCATCATACGTAGACAGACCTGAGTTTTTTGGCGAAGTTTTTTATATTTTACTATGTGGTGCAGGTGCTGGTTTCTCAGTACAAAAACATCACGTTAAAAAACTACCAAAGGTTCAGACCAGAACTAAGCAGGCTAAAGGATGGGTAGTAGAAGATTCAATCGAAGGCTGGGCAGACGCATTAGATGTACTTATGGCGTCTTATTTTGTAAATGGAGGTAAACATCCAGATTACGCTGGCCGAAGAGTATTCTTCGATCTTACTCAGGTAAGACCAAAAGGCGCAAAAATATCTGGTGGATTCAAAGCTCCAGGGCCTGAAGGTCTACGTAGATCGCTCGATAAAATAGAACACTTACTTCAAGGTATTGTACTCGAATCAAAAGAACCAATTGCATTAAGACCTATTGATGTTTATGACATTACTATGCATGCTGCAGATGCAGTATTGTCTGGTGGTGTAAGACGTTCAGCTACAATTTGTTTATTCTCTCCAGATGATGAAGAGATGATGAATGCAAAAACTGGCAATTGGTTTATGGAAAATCCTCAAAGAGGAAGATCTAATAATTCAGCTGTTATCGTAAGAGATAAGACTACTCCAGAACAATTTGGAAAAATTATGGAATCAGTCAAGCAGTTTGGAGAACCCGGATTTGTCTTTGTTGAATCTACAGAGCACACGACTAACCCATGCGTAGAAATTGGTATGTTTCCTAAGCTAGGAAATAAATCAGGCTGGCAAGGTTGTAATCTTACAGAGATCAACGGAGGCATGTGCAATACCGAGGAAGACTTTTATAAGGCATGCCGCGCAGCGTCTATCCTCGGTACCCTACAGGCAGGGTACACTGACTTCAAGTTTTTAACTAAGACTTCGAAGCAGATATTTGATAGAGAGGCGCTACTCGGCGTTTCTATAACTGGGTGGATGAATAATCCTACTATTTTGTTTAACGCAAACATCCTTAAAAAAGGAGCGGACATTGTTAAGGCGGTAAATAAAGAAGTTGCCGCAATCATTGGAATTAATCCGGCAGCCAGAACTACTTGTGTTAAGCCAAGTGGTAACGCATCCGTCTTGTTACAGACTGCATCTGGAATACACGCAGAACATTCTCCAATGTATATTAGAAATGTTCAAATGAATAAAGAATCAGAAATTACTCAGGCAATAACTAGAACTAATCCTTATATGGTTGAAGAGTCTGTATGGTCTTCAACTGGTAGTGATGTTGTAGTTTCATTTCCTATTTTACCCAACAAAGGTTCTAAGTACAAAGAAGAACTTCTTGGTATTAAGCATTTAGAACTCGTAAAGAAAGCTCAAAAGTATTGGGTTGAAACTGGAACTAATGAAGATCTTTGCGCTGACCCTGGAATCAGACATAACGTATCAAATACTATTATTGTAGATGACTGGGACGAAGTGGAAAAGTATGTATTTGAAAATAGAGGTTCCTTTGCCGGCATATCTTTCTTAGCTATGACAGGCGATAAAGACTACAATCAAGCTCCAAATACTGCCGTTCCAACTGCAACTGACATGGTTGAAGAGTACGGTAACGCGGCTGTATTTGCGTCAGGAATGGTAGTTGATGCTCTTAAAGTGTTTCCTAATCTATGGGATGCCATTTCAACTGCTCATGGATATGGACTAGATCTTTCTGTTGAATCTTCAGAGAACTCTTCTAGAAAAGATTGGATAAGAAGATTTGAAAACTTTTCTAATAATTATCTAGATGGTGATATGAAAAAAGCTGATTACTGCTTAAAAGATGCTTATCTTTTGCATAAGTGGAATAAGATTCAATCTCATTTAAAACAAGTTAATTGGAAAACAGATTTAACAGAAAAGAAGTATACAGATGTCGACACTCTCGGAGCGCAGGCGTGCGCGGGTGGCGCGTGTGAGATCGATTTCTAGTGTTCCTTCACCGTGTATTAAAGTATGCAAGTTGGAAAATGGTTATTGTGTTGGATGTTTTAGAACACAAGATGAAATTAGAGATTGGTTTACTGCCACCGATACAGATAAGTTACGGATCCTTGAAAGGATAAATAATGAAGCAGTACATAGTTGAGTGCGAAGAATGTTCGAATACGACTTACGTTGAAAATGAAAGTAATGATTCTATAGAGTTCTGTCCAGTGTGTGGCAGAAGAGCAGAAGTAGAAGAAAGAAAAGCAGACTTTGACTGGCAAGAGGAATAATGGCATATTTAGTACACCCACTACCACCTGAACAAATATTTGTTAGAAAAGAATATCTTTATGACTTACAAAGAGGTCATGGAGAATATACCCCAGGAATCTGGATATCAGTAAAATCAACACAGTACAAAGCTCTTTACTTTGAAACTTTGTTAACAGAATACGGAGCACTTTATGATAAACTTCCTCTCTCGGCCTTCGTCTGGAAAACTGATCACGGCGATCTTCCTCTCGATGTTTTGCAGCTTTGGGATTGCTTTGATTATCATCTTACTGTAATAGAAAAACCGATCCTCGCAAGATGCGAATTCTTTGGTAAAGATAAAAACATGCACCCAGGCGAATACATGTTTACCATAGATAACGCTCATTCGGATCGATCTATTTTAGACATAAACTTTAGCGAAGATGATCCAGAACATAAAAGTTTTAATATCATAAAATTAGATAATGGTCAGTTCGCAGCTCAACCAAACAATAGAGTAATTTGGAGAGACTCGAGTCTTATTCCAGACAAACTATTGCAGCCTGATTTTAAGGTATGTACTCAAAACTATACAGTTGAAATTGAACCTAAATGGTCTGTAGGTCATACCGACGAGTGGCAATATAAGACACGCGAAGAGGCTGATAAATAAATGCATGTGGTATTATAATAATGAACCTTTTGAGTCTGCACCAGAAGAATACCAAGGATTTGTCTACATCATCACAGAATTGGATACGAACAAAAAGTATCTCGGTAAAAAGAACTTCTGGCGGCCGAAGGTATTACCAAAAAATTCAAAGAGATCTAGAAGGGTACGCACCAGAGTGGAATCCGATTGGAGAATATACTTTGGCTCGAATAAAGAACTACGGTGTCTCGTTGAAGAGCGAGGAGAAACAAACTACAGAAGAGAAATCATCAAGCTCTGTAGAACAAAAGGAGAAATGTCTTACTTTGAAGCAAAAGCTCAGTTCGATAATGACGTCCTTTTTTCAGATGAATGGTACAACGAATTCATAGGTTGTAAAATACATTCCCGACATTTAAAAAAATAAAATCACCTCAAAGTGATTTTTTTGTTTACAAACACTAATTTTTAGTATATAATAATTATATACAATTGAAAAGGAGTAGTTTTGTTATGGGTATATTTATTGGAAAGCACGGCAGATCTGACAGTTTTGTTGGAAGATTTGATCCTACCAATCCTTCAGATATAAGAGAATACGAATTAGTAAAAGCTGTCGTACGATCGGTTAATTCTAGTAGTAAAAGAAAATTCAGAGTTTGCAAAAGAGGAAGAAAACCAATATATGGATATGTGTGGGGCGGTAATCCTAAAGGTGGAATAAAGAATGCTAAACTTTGGGATGTTTATATCTACAAAAAATCTTTACCATATAACGTTGAGATGCAACTAAATATAATTTCAAACTATCCAGAGGAATAATCATGATCATTATGGATTACAGCGGCATTGCATTGGCAAGCATTATTATCAATAAGACGTTTGAAGAATCTCTCATCCGTCATATGATACTCAATTCTATTAGAATGTATCGGTCTCGATATCTTGAAGAATACGGCGAGATAGTACTGGCTTGTGATGGTCCTAACAACTGGCGTAGGTCAGCTTTTCCACAGTACAAAGCTAATAGAAAAAAAGGTAGGGACGAATCTACTTTTGATTGGAACGAAGCTTTTAGAATCTTACACCTTGTAAGAGAAGAAATCAAAGAAAACTTTCCGTACAAAGTCATTCACATAGATCAATGTGAAGCCGATGATATTATTGGTACACTAGTTAATCTTAAATCAGATGTGCCGATTGCACCGGAACCAGTCATGATTGTTTCATCAGATCGAGACTTCGTTCAATTACAAAAGTTTCCAAACGTAAAACAGTATTCTCCTATCTTGAAAAAAGAGGTTGTTGAATCTAATCCTAGATTGTTCTTACAAACTCATATTATCAAAGGTGATAAAGGAGATGGTGTACCAAATATCTTATCAGAAGATAATGTATTTGTCGAAGGCTTTAGGCAAACTCCTATGTCTAAAAAGAAGATAGATAATATTA